ATAGAATATTTTCAGAAGAACGTCAATATATATACGTGATTTTTTCAGAACTTTATAAAAAAAGAGGGCTATTGCAAAAGCAACAGCCCGGTGATTGAGCTACGTTCTACTATAAAACAAAAATATGTACCGCAAAAACTATTTCTTACGGTTCTGTAAGACACAAATAACAGCACAAACGGCTGAAATAATGCCGCACAGAGTATTGATATCAAGGCTAATTATTAACCTTAAATATCTCCTTTCTGTTTCCAATGTTAGAACGTAGCTCTTGTTAAAATTAATCCTTTGCTTACCTCCTCGAAGGTGGCTGGGGTCAATAGTAACAATCTGATTATATCACGCAATCAAGGAGGTGTGAAGTTGATTTATAAAAATATCTGTAGAATTGCGAAAGAGAAAGGGATGTCTATTAATCACCTTGAAAAAATAGCAGGTATTTCGAGAGGAAGTATTTGTAAATGGGGTTCTGCCGACGAAAACAATAAAGTAGAACCTGGAATATGGAAACTTGAAAAAGTTGCAAAGATTCTGGATGTATCCGTTGAACAGCTTATAGAGAAAACAATTTCTTAAATGAGGAGCTGGGCAAGATATTTCCATGTTTCAATTGAATACTTTTTGTCAGACCAGAATGAGACAGCGTAAGAAGCAACCATGATAAAAGAAAAGAGGTGAGAGAAGTGTCAAGTAATCCAGTTATGGAAGTAGCATGGTTTCCAAAATGGAAAAAACAAACCGAACCAGAATATAAAGATACATTATCGGACGCAATGTTCTTTGAACCTGAGTGGACAAAGAAAATAAAACAATGCGAAGCATTTCTTGATTTTATTAAAGAAATGGAAGGGAAGGACCTGGCTCCTTATCTTTCAGGCGTCTCTATATCGGTAGGAGATGCAGAGACACCTGCTTTGACTGTTAAGTTAAAGATTCCGCTGCAGACTCGCCTTTTGAAGTCAGATCATACTCATACTTCAAAGAAAGCGTAGAATCGAAAAAGTTATCAGAAATAGGCTTAATATAACCTTCTCCGGCTAATGAACGGAGAGCATTGATATACACGGCTAATTCAGAACTTTTCATCAAAAATGCGTTTCTGTGCGTGCCGTTTTCGGCGAGGTTTTTATAAGCCGATTTCAAGATATCTTTTTCATTTTTGGAAAAACGATACATGATACGATTTTCCTCCTTTCTGTATGTACTCGGGTATGCCAGTACCCTGTAATACAAGAATAGGAGAGAAATAAAGAGAAGTCAACAAAGGTCGTTCGACAAACTGCTTAAATTTTTATAAAGAGAAGAGGCGAGAAAAGTGGATGCGGAACAGTATGTAAAAGATACTGCAAAAGTACATCAACTCGCTGCTGAAGTAGCGAGGATTATATCAGGTATGCCACAGATGCCGGAGTTTTCATCCGAAAGCCTGTCTGTGGCAGATGCAAGTAAACTGATCGGACTTCCTGCAACAGCTATCAGAGCGGGAATCGTCTACGGATGGCTTCCGATCGGAGTAGCCATCCAGAATAACAAACCGGCCAAAAGTCTTTCTGGCGATCGTATTACCTACATCATATCACCAAGAAAAATATACGAAGTGACCGGACATATATGGAAAGGAAAGAAAGCATTATGAAACAATACATAATCATAGCAGCCTGCATTCTTGCAGGGAAATACATGGATATCCCGACATGGCTCAACATCCTCTTTGGGATATCCGCATACTGGGCGGTAGATCAGCTTAGAAAAGTTCAGGAGGAGGAAACATGACAGAAATAAAAATGGATTCACTGAACGCCAACCCAGTGAACCCAAACAAAAACCATTTTCAGTTGAATTATACAACTGAAACAACAGAAAAGTCAATATTTGAAATGAGAGTCAAAGAGCTTTTTGAACTGTCATTCAGAGCTATAAGAGAAACGCAGGCAACAGTTAGCTTTGAACTGTCAAGTGTAGGAGACGGCCTGATGATATGGATTATTGATGAAGCCCACAAGGAATCCGGACATTTTGACGGCATTTATGCCATTAATGACTACGATTCTGAAAAGTGGCCAGAGCTTGCCAGAAATTCTGAGAGCAATTACAGAGCGGCGAAATGCCATCTGATTCGTATTCTCCAGAAAGCAGGAGGAAAATGCGATGAATAATCAGACAGCCATAATAAAACTTCTTCCCAGTCTGGAGATAGCAGTGTGTATCAATGAACTGCTCAGAGAACTTCAATCCAGAGGTGATCACATTCTGGATTATGAGAACTGTGACATGTCTCTGGACCATGTGGAGTACCACAAAGCTGAAGATATCGACGGAGAGAAATGCGGAGATGCTTCGGATAACCTGTATTGCTTTTTCAAGGTGGTGTGAATATGTTGAGGAATTTTAATGAGATGAGAAAAGTCGATGTGCTTCCGTATTGTGAGAAGCGAGAAGGTATGTTGTATCTGAACTGGGCAAAATGTATTGACCTTCTGCATGAGAATGGGGCTGAGGCTGTGTATTTCGTTCCAATCCCGAATGAACGTACTGGAGGAAGCCTTTACTATTCAGACGTTACATTTACGGACAAGAATGGCGTAACGAACCGGGCTTATGAGACCAGGATCAAGGTTGTGATTGATGACAAAGAATATGTCATGCAGTCTCCAGTAATGAACGGAACAAACCCTGTCAAGGATAATTCTATGAGTCAACAGAGAGTGTGGAACAGTATGTGTCGTTCCTTTGTGAAGTGCGTGGCCATACATACAGGACTGGGATTCAATCTCTGGTTAAAAGAGGAGCATAAGCCGTTCAGTAATGAGATACCGGGTGATGAGCCGCTTGCTACAGCTGCGCAGATTAAAACAATCAAGAGCATAGGACAGAAACACAACATTAACCTGGAATACTGGATCAGTTCCAATGGAAAGAGTTGGAAAACTCTTACAGAAATTGATGCAGGAAATATGTTGAACGCCTTGAAGGAAAAGTATGGTGATGACTGATGGAGTTTAAAGGCAAAATCTCAGCCATGTTCAGGGATATGGTGACAAGAAACTGGAACATTACCATATCCACCGATTAGGACATCTCAGAAGCCCTGCAGACGTTCTCAGGGAAAGAACTGGATGTGAAGCTGAAACAGCACAGGGAGAAGCGCTCTCTTGATGCAAATGCCTATTACTGGTGCCTTCTTACGAAGCTGGCAAAGGTACATGGATGGACGAATGCAGAAGCTCATAACAGGATGCTCAGAGAGTATGGACAGTTCGAACGGGTGGAGGGACAGCTGATCGCTGTTCCCTTACCCGATACTGATCAGACAGAAAAAGAGGTTCTGAATAAGATGGAATATCATCTGGCACTCTCTCCGAAGATTACAGTCATGAAGGGACAGACAAAGAGAGTATATCTTCTGCTGAGAGGTTCCAGTACCTACAACACAGAAGAAATGGCCAGACTGATCAGCGGACTTATTGAGGATTGCAGAGATTCCGGCATTCCGGACAGCGAGATCATGACACCATTTGAGAAGCAGAAACTATTTGAACAGTACGGAATAGGAGGAGAACATGAACAGAAGGACAAGGGCTTTGCAGTTCAGACCGGATGTTAAGCGAAAGATCATAGAGAGAGATCATGGCTGCATCTTTTGCCAGATCGGATTCTACATGAATGCCAGTGCAGACTTTCAATATAAACAGCTTGATATCATGCATATCGTGAACCGTTCGCAGGGCGGTCTTGGAATCGAGCAGAATGGAGTGACAGGATGCAGATACCATCATCAGCTTCTTGACAATGGCTCCAAGGGACTCAGACCAGACATGATCAGGTACATAGAAGAATACATGAAGCGTCTCTATCCGGAATGGAACAGAGAGATGCTTGTATATCACAAATAAGGGTGCCACTAAAATTCACATAGATTTCTTCCTTCCCATGTGAGCCTGTCAGATCATGGGAAGGGGAAAGGAGAAACATGAACAGCAGAAATAAAGGAGCTGCCGGTGAAAGAGAAGTAGCCGGTATCCTTCGGGGCTACGGATATAAAGCCAGAAGAGGCCAGCAGTACAGCGGGGCTAATGGTGATGCGGATGTGGTCGGACTTCCCGGAATCCACATCGAAGTCAAGAGAAGAGAGAAACTCAATATATATGATGCCATAGACCAGTCTAAAAGAGACAGAAAGCCAGAAGAACTGCCAGCAGTGTTCCACAGAAAGAACCACTGTGAATGGCTTGTTACGATGCCTCTGGACGATTGGATGAAGATATACAGGGAATGGGAGGCTGGTTATGGATTACGTGAAGATCAGCAGGAAGATTCTTGAATGGGAATGGTACAAGGATGTAAACACCAAAGTCGTGTTTTTTCATA